AGTTATATTTGCGTTGTTGATGTTTCTCGTGGTAAAGGTTTAGACTATTCCGCATTTCATATTGTAGATGTAACAAAGATGCCATACCAACAGGTTTGCACCTTCAAAGACAATATGAATACGCCTGTAGAATATACTGAAATTATACATAGAGTGTGTGTAATGTATAACGAAGCAACCGCTTTGGTTGAAATAAATGACATCGGTGAACAGATCCCTTCGTTGTTGCTATACGACTATGATTACGAAAATATATTGTACACTGAATCTGCTGGTCGTGCAGGTAAAAGAATATCTGGCGGTTTTGGTAAAAAGGGATCTTCGATAGATAAAGGTATTCGAACAACTAAACAAGTTAAATCTGTTGGTTGCTCAATACTAAAGTTATTAATCGAACAAGATCAACTTATAATTAACGATTTTGATACTATCTCAGAACTGTCAACATTTTATAAGCGTGGTGTTTCAAACGAAGCAGAAACTGGGAAACATGATGACTTGGTGATGGGTTTAGTTTTATTTGCTTGGTTGTCTGGGCAAGAGTTCTTCAAATTATATACAGATAACAATACAATGGCAACACTGAGAGACAAAACACAAGAACAATTGCTAGATGAATTGACTCCCTTTGGTATTATAAATGACGGAACACAAGATGAAACGGAAAACCTTTTTGCTGATGACCCAGAGTTTTCAAACGGAGAAATAGTTGACCAATCACAAAAAGCTTGGTTCTAGCATATTATAAATAATGAACTATAAGAAAAACGGTCAATATGCTAAAACTTGTTATTTTATAAATAATAAGTAAATTGAAACATTTGACTCTTTACATCTGAAGGAGATAAACCATGCCTTTCCAAGTTAGTCCAGGCGTAAATGTAAGCGAGATCGATCTTACAACGGTTGTTCCTGCAGTTAGTACCACACAGGGTGCTATCGCAGGACATTTTCGTTGGGGACCAATTGACCAGATACAGTTAATTGATTCTGAAGACAGTCTTGTAAATACATATAATAAGCCAAACTCGAATACTGCGTCTGATTTTTTCACGGCAGCAAACTTCCTTGCCTATGGCAATGCGTTGAATGTTAATCGTGTAGTCAGTGGCGCAAACAATGCTACTGCTGGTACAGTTGGAGCATTTATTAAGAACGAAGATCATTACGATGAAACATATACTGCTGTATCTACACATGGAGTTGTTGTCGCTAAGTGGGCAGGTGAGTTAGGAAACTCTTTAAAAGTTTCTGCTTGTCTAAACGCTAATGCTTGGCAATCTACTGTTGGTGACAGATATAATGCCACTCGTAACAGTGATGTAGTTACACTAGCAGGTGCTGCAGCAGGTGCTACCTCAAACGCAGAAGCAAAATTTGCTGTTGGTGACATTCTTTTACTTGGCCCAGCAAAAGATCAAAGAAAAGTTGCGACACTATCAGGTAACACAATTACATTGTCTACCAAATATCAAGGCAATACAGTAGCAAACTATCCAACTGACATTATTCGTCGTTGGGAATACTTCAATAACTTCAGTGAAGCACCAACAACTACTGCTTATGCAAATAATGTAGGCGCACAAGGTGATGCTTTGCATTACGCTATTGTTGATGAAGACGGACAGTTTACTGGTACTCAAGGTGCTGTTCTAGAGGCATTTGAAAATGTTTCTCAAGCACCTGACGCGAAATCTGATGACGGATCAAATCTTTACTACAAAGATGTTCTAAACAATCAGTCAGCATATATTTGGTGGACAGCGCATGATTCTACTGCAACTAAAGCAGGTGTTCGCGCAGATTTAGGAACAAACTATCCAAGTTCAGACCTACCTCTAACAGCAAGTCTTGTTAAAGGTAAAGACGGTCTTACACCTACTGCTCCAATGAAAATTAACGGTTGGACAGTATTTAATGACTCTGAAACAGTAGACGTTTCTCTATGTCTAGGTGCTGCTGCTGATCAAACACTTGCTACGCATATCATTCAAAATATTGCTGAAACAAGAAAAGATTGTGTTGCTGTAATTTCACCAGAACGTGCTGATGTTGTAGGTAATAATTCTACACCACAAGCAGCAAGGGATGCAGTTATTGCATATCGAGACACTCTACCAAGTTCATCATACGCAGTTATGGATTCAGGTTGGAAGTATCAGTACGACAAGTACAATGATATCTACCGATATGTTCCACTAAACGGTGACACTGCTGGTTTGATGGTTCAAACTGATCTAACACGCGATCCATGGTATTCACCTGCTGGATTTAATCGTGGTTCAGTTAGAAGCGTTGTCAAACTTGCTTTCAATCCTACTAAGACTGATCGTGATGAGTTGTATAAAAAAGGTGTCAACCCAGTGGTAACATTCCCAGGACAGGGTACGTTATTGTGTGGGGACAAAACCATGCTTACCAGACCATCTGCTTTTGATCGTATCAATGTTCGAAGATTGTTCATTGTACTTGAGAAGGCAATTAGTACTGCTGCTAAGTTCACGCTATTTGAATTCAATGATGAGTTCACTCGTGCGCAATTTAGAAATCTAGTGGAACCATTCCTCCGTGATGTTCAGGGAAGACGTGGTATTACCGACTTCAAGGTTGTGTGTGATGCGACAAATAACACTGGCGAAGTAGTTGATAGAAATGAGTTTGTTGGTGACATTTATGTCAAACCAAGTCGCTCTATTAACTTCATTCAGTTGAATTTTGTTGCCGTTCGAAGTGGCGTTGAGTTCTCTGAAATAGTTGGTCAAAACGGCTAAATAAAGAAAAGGAGAACATAAATGGCATTTAATGTAAACGATTTTAAAGGTGCGCTAGTTGGTGGTGGTGCTCGTAGTTCGCTGTTTTATGTCGAACTAACGACACCATTTGCCCAAACCTTACCAACCTCTCGTTTTATGGTAAAAGCAGCACAAATTCCTGCTGCAACACTGGGTCAGATCGATGTACCATACTTCGGTCGCCAGATTAAAGTTGCAGGTAACAGAACTTTTGCTGAGTGGACACCCACTATTATCAATGATGAGAGTTTTGAGATTCGTACTGCTATGGAAAATTGGTCATCACGTATCAATGCTTACATTGGCAATACGAACACAACTGGTAGCGGTAATCCAGAAAACTATAAGTCTGATGCAACAGTTATTCAGTTTAGTCAAACTGGTAATGCAATCAAGTCTTATAAGTTTGTTGGATTGTTCCCAACTGAGGTTTCAACTATTGACCTTGCTTGGGATGCAGAAGGCGTTCAAGAATTTACGACAACATTTGCGTATGATTATTGGGAAACAGATTCTGTATCCTCATCATTCACACAAAGAATTGAAAGTTTCGTATCTTCTGAAGTGCAAACTGCTATCAATCGTGGTATTGCTGGCGTAACACTCGGTCAGTAAGACAGATAAAAATGATTCGTTTGGGGTGGTATAAATACACATATACCACCCTAAACTCTTTGACATAGGAAAATAAAAATGGCTCAACTCTTTGGGTTCACAATAGGCAAACCAAAAGAAGAGGAACAGAAACCTACTGTTCAATCTTTTGCTCCACCACCTGCTGAAGATGGAATAATGACCGTCACTGAAGGTGGATTTTATGGCACTGCCATAGATCAAGACGGAACCTCTAAAAACGAAACAACTCTTGTAACACGATACCGCACTATGGCGCAACAACCAGAGTGTGAGCGTGCTATTGACGACGTTATCAACGAAACGATTGTCTTTGATGAAGATGAACCGCCAGTTACTGTTATTCTAGACAATGTAGAAATGCCAGAACAAATACGAGAAACGATGCGTGAGGAGTTTGATCACATACTTAATCTTCTACAGTTTAATAATAAAGCATATGACATATTCCGTAACTGGTATGTTGATGGAAGGTTATATTACCATTTGATGATCGATACCGCTAATCCTAGAACTGGTATTCAGGAGTTGCGCTATATTGATCCGAGAAAGATTAAAAAGGTTCGAAGCGAAAAGAAAAAATCGCAATCAAACGTACAACCTAATGGTCAGTTTATACCAAAAGAATATACTGAGTATTATATCTATTCAGAAAAGCGTGTATCGGCAGGCAATCAAGGTGTGAAGATAGCACCAGACTCTATTGCATACTGTCACTCAGGTATTTTAGACGAGAACAACAAACTAGGTCGGTCGCATTTACACAAAGCGATCAAACCTATGAATCAGTTGCGTATGCTCGAAGATGCTACAGTTATCTATCGACTAGCACGTGCACCTGAACGAAGAATATTCTACATCGATGTCGGCAACTTGCCAAAAGCAAAGGCAGAACAATACTTGCGCGACATGATGGCAAAACATAAGAACAAACTTGTGTACGATGCATCTACAGGAGATGTAAAAGACGATCGCAAGTTTATGACCATGCTTGAGGACTACTGGTTACCAAGACGTGAAGGTGGTCGATCAACAGAGATTACTACACTTCCTGCTGGTCAAAACTTAGGCGAGTTGGATGATGTTCCAGAATTTCCTGTCGCAAGTAATACGAAGCACTTAATGTGCAAACAGCACGTTTAGAATCAGATGGACAGTTTAATCTAGGACGAGCTTCTGAAATTACTCGTGATGAGTTGAAGTTCGCTAAGTTTGTAACTCGACTAAGACTTAGATTTACCGATCTGTTCAACATTATGCTTGAGAAACAGTTACTCTTGAAGGGTATTGTTACAAAGTCAGAATGGAAAGAAATAAAAAGTCAAATTCATTACGACTTCCAACAAGACAATCACTTCACAGAATTAAAAACTGCTGAGATAATGCGGGAGCGTTTAGGGTTGTTAAGTGAGATTGATGCTTATGTTGGTAAGTATTACTCAGTTGAGTGGGTTCGTAAAAACGTTTTACAACAAAGCGAAGAAGAAATTGAGGAAGTCGATCTTCAAATCGAATCACAAAAAGAAACTGGTAATGATGGAGAAGATAATGACGAATTTGAATAAATATAATCATTAGGAAAAAGAATGAGCAAACAGAAATATAAAAAATGACATAAAGATGGCATCAGACGGTAACGCATCTGATTTTAAGG